GAGCTTGACGTTTTCCCGCAACTACTCAAGGGCAAGGGAAACCCAATTGAAAAAATAGTCAGGCGCGCCGACTCGTTCGGCCCGTTGCGCAGAATATATTATAACTCGACGCCAAAAGAAAAAACCACATCACAGATACTACCGCTCATGGAAGCCGGTGATTGGCGCAAATATATGTGGCACTGTCCGAAATGTGGTATGCAACAACCGTTTGAGTTTTCCGGCTTCCATTGGGAAAAAACAGAATCAGGAAGCCCCAAAATAGACGTTGACGAACGCGGACGGGTAACCAATGACCCCGTGTGGTACGAATGCCAAAACGCAGAATGCAAACACAAAATAGTCAACGGCGACAAATACAAATTATTGCTTGACTACAAATCAGGCGGCACTGCTGAATGGGTGCCAACAAAAAAACCGGAACGCCCCGGAATCAGGTCATACCAGCTAAACGCCTTTTATGGGTTCCGTTCGTGGCTCGATATTATTTTACAGTATGAGCGTGTAAAAGAAGACCCGATTCTATACCCGGACTTTGTAAACGATGTTTTGGCGGAATGTTCAGAGGCAAAAATTGCAACACCTGAACCACACGTACTTATGGCAAGGCGTGAAAACTGGAAATCAACGGACGGACATATACCGGCTGGTGTATCATTTTTGGTACTATCATGCGACGTACAGGCAGACCGGCTAGAGGCGTCACTTGTTGGCATCGGGCAAAACGTCCAGTCGTGGGTATTAAACTACTGGACAATGCCGGGCGACACGGCTGACCTCGCGAACGTATGCTGGGAAAATCTCGCGTCAAAAATAGAGGCAGAATACACACGAATTGACGGCGTAATAATGCGCCCCGTTGTATCATTCATTGACGCAGGGTTTAGGTCAGATACAGTGCGCGCGTTTTGTTCGCAGTACTCATATACGCCCGGTATTATTGACGGCGTGTATCCGGTGTTCGGTCGTGACGATTATGTCGCAAAGGGAAGGAACTATAAAATCATGCCGTCCGACACGGGCGCGCCAGAGGTTGTCATAAACGACCAGCATTTCAAGCGATTGGTATATTCGTACATTGAACGCGAGGCAGATTATAAGCGCGGGTATATTCATTTCCCGGCAGATTTTGGAGAACAGTATTTCAAGGGGTTGACCGCCGAAGACATGATTGAAACGACAACAACAACCGGAAAAATTGTATATAAAATTATGAACACAAAAAAGCGGCGCAATGAACCGCTTGACCTTCAAAAAATGGCATACGCGGCATTATACTTCATGACCGGCGAGTATTACAAGGCGATAAATAAACGGCGCGTTGCCAGCAAAAAAACAGAAATACCGCCGGACCTTGACGAGTTCATCCGCGTCATGACACCGGAATCAGATTTTTACGGAGAAGACGAGGAATAAAACAGTGCAAGTAAAATACAGCGACAACATGGACGAATACAAGAAAAAACTCGCGCGCGCCGGTATTGCTATACAAGAAGCCGGTGTAATAGCAATCAACAAGGCGGCAGACATTATCCTACAACGATACCGCGCGACGCTAAAAAAGAAAATCAAGCACATGAGAAACCCCAAGTTTACACTAGGAGCAGCGGTAATTTTCAAGGCACACGCGACACGATCGGATAAAAAAACCTTGCGCAAAATGAGCGACATAAACGCAATCGTCGGTGTTAGGAGAATGCGCGACGGCGAACACTATCTCTACCTCATGGAAGTAGGCGGCACAAAAGACGGAAACAAGGACACACAAGGAAAGGTACAAATACCACTGATACCGGCGCGCGGCGGAAACATTGGAAAATCAGTATTGCCAGGCGTTCGGTTGAAAAAACAAAAGCCAAAACCAATAGCGGCGCCACGGAACGCACAAAACAACCCGCGCGCACAATATGCCATGCTGTATGATATGTCTCGGCGCGGAGTAATATCGCCCGGAATATACCAAACACCCGATGCGGTATTTCGCGTAACAAAACGAAAAGTACAAATGATTCGCAAATTACAAGATGAATCGGTCAAAATAAAGGCGCAACCAATGTTCGGCGATTCGGTTACAATAATTGACCAAAACACAATGGCGAGACTATTCGCATACGGAGCCGAAAAAAAACTTGCAGAATTAACATAAACGCCCTTGAAAATTACCTGTTGTCGGTACTCTAACAATGTGAGGGAGTAAAGAGCATGCGCATGATAACGGCAAGACAAATAGCGAATATGTACACGTTAGTACAAATACAAACCCAAATTGCAACGTACCAGTCCATGCTCGATTCCTCGCTACAGGGCGGTTACACGCTTGACACAACGCAGGGCAGGCATTCAGCATCACCGTCAAGCCCGGAAAAAATAGAATCGCTTCTCGCGCTGTGGATGGACGCATACGACATTAAAACCGGGCAGTATACCGGCGCACAGCTAACCCATGTAAACTATACTCCCGGACTATAGGACGTAAAAATATGGCAATAAGTTTCGACCCGTTCGGGTTCAAAGCCCGCGCGGAAATAGCAAAATACAACGCACAAGCACAGCACGAAAAAACCGAACGTACAAAAGTTTTGGCCAAGGCGTCAATTATACGCGGAATGTTCGGAAACAAAAAAGCGTCGGCGCTTGGTAATGACCTGTTTGAAAATGCAGAAAAATCGCCCGGCGCATTGACGGGTGTTTCGATGCTCTATAATTCAAACCCGGACGCATTGCGGAGATTGTCAAGAATATCTATTTTGCAGTCACCAACCGGCGGCGCAATGGTTGGGCGCCTCGCGGAGGTTGTTGTCGGTTCGGGACTTCGATTGCGCCCCCAGCCATTTTGGGACATTATCGACCCGCGCGGATTGATTACGCCGGAAGACCGCGCTAAATGGGAAAAAAACGTTGAACAGCGGTACCGACTTTGGGGCAAATCATACTCACCAGAATACAACACGCGCCGAAACCTTCCGCAACTTTCCCGCGCGTGTTTTGACTATCTTTTGCAAGATGGCGAGTATTTTGTATTATTGCGGTATGCAAACACCAGAGAACAAAACCCGCTAACACTCCAAATCATACCGCCCGAAAACATTACCGGCGGATATACCGACAAGCCGGGTCATGAGGTGGTCAACGGGATTGAATATGACGCGAACGGCGAGGCGGTGGCATATTTTATACATGACGATTCTACTGGAAAAACAACCCGCGTGCCACGTTTTGGCGAACGTTCAGGGCGCGTCATCATGTTGCACAACTTCTTGTCAACAAACGAAAAACAGCGCAGGGGCGTACCATATCTCGCGTCATGTATACAGGAACTAATAAAACTTGGACATTATGAAGACCTTGAAATACAGGCGGCAATTGTCAACGCACTGTTTGCGGTTTGGGTAGAAACACCAGAAAACCAAGAGCCAGCCGCGCCAATATCAGGGCAGGGTGCTCGTCGTTCGTCTGATACAATAAAACAAACAACATCAACAGACGCCGATGCAAAAGAATACGTATCGCAGCTCAACACGCTCGATATAAAAAAAGGCGGCATCATAGCCGACGCGCTCCCAGGTGGGGCGCAAATGAAGTCTTTTGATACGTCGCGCCCGAATGTGAATTTCGGAACATTCTTTTCAGAGGTCAAGAAAAACATCGCTTCATCAAAAAACCTCCCCTTGTCAGTTGTTGACCTTGCCTTCAATGAATCATATTCTGCCGCTCGCGGTGAATTACTCATGTTCTGGATGAGCGTAAACCGTTTCCGCCAAAATCACGGCTATGACTTTGAAGACGACGTTTTCCAAATGTGGTTTTTAGGCGAAGTTGCCCGCGGAAGAATTACCGCGCCCGGCGTAACAACATCAAAAGAACTATTGCTTGCATACACAAACGCCGAATGGATTGGCAACCAGCGCCCCGACATCGACCCGCTCAAGAGCGTCAATGCAAACATAAAAGAACAGCAACACGGATACCGAACCGGCGCCGAAATCACAGCAGAGCGAACCGGCGGCGATTATAACGAAAACCTTGCAACAATAAACACCGAATGGGAAAAAATAGCGGCGGCAAACAAGCACATGGAAGACATAATAGCAACACGATCACGAAGTCAAAAACTCCGGGAGTAGCAACAAATGAGCGCAGAAGCAATAATCGCCCTTGTGGCAATAGGTGTAACCGTAATGGGCGCATTGATTGTGACACTTATACGCGTATTCACGGCACTGCAAAGACTGGCCGACGCAACTGAGCGGCTCATAAAAACAATGGACGACCATGACGACAGAATTGACGAACATGACGAGCGACTGGACAACCATGAGGTTAGGATTGTGCGCATTGAACAGACGCACAAATTAAAAGGGTGTGACCGTGGAATAACGGTAACACAGGGGGTGTAAAAATGATACATCAAACCGACAAAGAACTTGGACCATATATAAACAAATGGGGCTGTTTCCTCATTTCAATTCTTCGCCTTGTGGAAAAAAACGGAACCGGCTACACATTCCGCGCACACGACATATTAAAGATTTACGAAAACGCAATGCGTCACGAACTGGTCAGTAGAGAAGTGGAAGACGAAGACGGAAAACCAAAAGACGGCTGCACAATTCTTGAACAGCGCGGACTATACAACATGGCCGCCGAAATGTACGGCTTCAATACCCGGTGCCTGAATTATTATTGGCGCCCGGCAGACTATCAAAAACAAACTGGAGAAGATGAAATACTTGAGTTGAAACGTTCCGGCGTAAAAGGCTCGCATTTTGTAACCGGCAACGGTTCGTTTGGCGTCCCGGTATTAAACAGGATCGAGTTCGACCCTATAGCTGGCGGTTCCGTAACAGCGCGTCGCGGATGGATAGAATCAATCCGCATATTTCAAACAAGGTTGGTATAAGATGAAAAACTTCATAAAGTCACTTTTTACTGATGGAGAATGGGACGGCGACATTGTAAAAGTGTTAGGCTTTGCCCTTGTAATCACAGGGGTTGTTGGATGGTGGCTCGGAAAAGACCCCGCGTACATAATCGGGTTTGGTGCGGCTTTGTGCGCTACCGGCAAGTTTTCAAAACAGGGGTAACGGGTAAAAATGTGCTCGACGAAATCAAAAAAAACATTTTGTCTGGCATTGTGTTTTTCGCTATTATTGGCGCCAGTTTTCTCGGCGGATACCTCACCTGCAAACACACAAAGTCCGCAACAGACGATACAGCAATTGTTGCAAAGTATGAGGCTCGACTTGCAGGTATTGCAAATGTCAATCGAGAATTACAAAAAGCAAATAGCCGAATTACAGAATATAATAGCCGAATCACAAAACGACTTGGCGATGCAAAAGCAATTATTGACGGAATCAATGGACAACTTGAAAGCGACGGAGACGCAATACAACGAATTATTGATAACCTTCGAGAACTTGAACAAGCAATATCAATCATCTTTGAAAACTGGTCGCCTAAAGAATAAAGTAATAATCGGCCTAAGTGCCGGACTTGCGGCATCAATTATCATAAACGTTTTACAGTAAAAAGAGGAGGCCTTTTTGGAATCACATATTTTCAGGCACAAATACAAACCGCTACGGGTCAAGCCGGATGTTTTCAGAGTTGATCTTTATTCTGATTTGCACGCCGACGAAGGTGGATTCGATAAAGAACTTTTTACCCGCGATTTTGAACAATCAAAAAAAGACGGGGCGCGTATTCTTATAAACGGCGACGTATTTGGCTGTATATTGCCGTCCGACAGAAAGCGGTATTCTCGCGGAAACGATACCGGCGCAAATACTGACGGAAAAATAAACGAAGCGGTTGAAAAAATTGGCAAGTTGCTTGTTCCGTATGTTGACAACATCGACATGATCGGACTTGGTAATCATGAAGTATCAGTTCTAAAATATCATCATATTGACGTGACAAGAATGTTATTGTTTTACCTGTCACAATTCCGTGATAAAAAACTACCGCCAATTAGGCACGGCGGATATACCGGTTTTATCAGGTATTCATTCGACGGAAATGGCGGGAACCGCAGGTCTTTTGACATTTTCTACAATCATGGACAGGGCGGAAGCGCCGAAGTAACCGACGGAATAATTGATATTAAACGGTATCAGTATGTTTCCGCAGATATTATTTGGTTGGGACATAAGCACCAGAGGTGGGCGCACGAGATTGACCCGGTTGTTGGAATGAACCAAAGCGGAAGGTTATTCACAAAGCAACGGTTCGGAGTAATGACTGGAACATACATAAAAGTAATTTCAGAAACAGACGCAACCGAAACGGGATATACAATCAACTACGGTGAAGAGAGGATGCGCACAAAACAGAAACAGGGGTGTGTAAGAATGGCACTGAATCTGTATCGTGACGGAATTATTCCGGAGTTTACGGTATGATTATAGGAATCACCGGACACGCGCGACACGGGAAAGATACCGTTGCTGATTTTATTTGCGACATAACGGCGCCAGATTTTTACAAATGCGCATTTGCCGATACAATGAAGGTTGTTGCCGGTATTATTTTCGGATGGGATTTTGACGACCTGTACACGGATAAAAAAGATACGGTTGACCCGAAGTGGGGAATATCACCGCGTCATGCGCTCCAGTCTCTCGGCACCGAATGGGGACAATACAAACTGTCAGAATATGACAGTTTCAAAGAAAAAACCGGACGTCTATTGTGGACCCGTTCGCTATTAAACACGATAGACGATGATGACAACGCGGTTATTGCAGACGTTCGATTCCCGCATGAAGCAGAGGCAATAAAAAGGCGCGGCGGTAAAATTGTAATGATACACCGTCCGGGGTATCCGGTTGACATGACGCACGATTCGGAAAAGGCAATTGAAGACATAAAGCCCGATTATGTAATTCGGAACGGTTTTGGACTTGCGGAATTAAAAGTTGGTGTTGAAAAAATGTTGAATTATTTTGATATATGCCCTTGAAAAAAACAAGCATTTGATACTCTAACATTATAAGGGCAATAGGAGTTTTTTAACGATGGCAAAAAAAATACTTATATCCGGTGAAATTGGATGGGACATTGACGCGGCAGACATTGCGGCGCAGTTTTCCGACGCGAAGGGTGGCGACGTTGATATTGACATTGCATCACCCGGCGGCGACGTTTTTACCGGAATTGAAATTTACAACGTTATACGCGACTACAAAAGAGAAAACCCCGATGCCCAAATACTTATGACCCTGAAAGGAATTGGCGCTTCAATGGCGTCGTATATCATGATGGCGCCAGCCGATATGGTGGTCGCCGAAGACAATGCCGTGTTCATGATTCACAACCCGTGGTCGTTTGCCGCCGGTGATTATCACGAAATGCAGGACGCGTCAGACTTTCTTGCCGGTCTTGCATCAATTATGGCAGATGCCTACGTTAAAAAAACCGGAAAGTCAAAAGCCGAAATACAAACCATGATGGACGCTGAAACATGGCTATTCGGCGACGAAATAAAAGCCGCCGGTTTTGTTGACGACATGGTAAGCGCGGAAGACGGAGAAAAGAACAAAGCGCACGCACTCGCCCGCGCCCGCGTACAGTTTGGAGCAATGGCAAACAATGCACAGAAAAAAACCGACATAAAGGCATTCCGCGAAAAGGCCGCGGCGATGGCAAAGGAAATACCAGCCAAAAAAAATACGGCTGTTTCAATTACAAACGACACACAGAAAGGAGATAACGAAGAGATGGAAATTAAATCGTTGGCAGACCTGAAAACTGCAAACGCCGCCGTATATGAAGAGGCGGTAGAAAAATTTGGAAAGGACGCCGTTGCCAAAGAGCGCGAACGGGTAAAAGCCCTTTACGACCTCAAGGCAAAGGCCAAAAAGGTCGGCGATGCTGTTTCGCTCATTGACGAAGCAATTGCCGACGGACGCGACGTGTCAGACATTGCCGCACAGGTTACCGAAATGGTGCTTGCCGCAGCCGATTCACCCGGCGCGATTGATACGAACGGCATACCCGAATCAGACGCGGAAGCAAGCGGCGCAAACGAATACCAGCCAATCGGCATGGTTCCCGCAAACTAAAGGAGGACATAGAAAATGTCAATGACTACTTATGATTATAATTTCGACCTTGCGATTCGTGAGGTTGGCAAGCAGGCTACCGTAACAAACAGTCTTGGACGAAAGGCCATCTATGGCGAAATCGTTCTGCTCGACGGTATGTATGGTATCGTTATGGACCCGGACGGTATCGCAAACGGTGCAACCGGGCGCATCTGTGTATTGCAGCCCGATACGCTCATTTCAACCGCACAGATTAACAAGACAAGCACGTTCACCGCCGGTTCCGCAATTTATTTCAAAGCGGGTGGAAGTTCCGCCGCTGGTACCCTCGAAGATTCTGCTGACGGAGGTGCCGTTGCAATCGGTACCATCGAATCGGCAGGCGGAGATGCCGAAGCACAGACCTATGTTGTATTCCGTCCTTATTCACAGGTTGTCAACTATGGCGTATACGATACCCGCCTTACTGCTGTCGAGGCCGTTACCGACGCACTCGCCGAAGACCCCGGAATTCCTTTCCGCAAGACCGTTAAGCTGACCAGCGCGCTTGCAACCACTCCGGTTGAGATTATCGCCGACGCTGACGTTGGCGCTGGAAAGTGCGTATATATCAACAGCCTGTACGCCAACGTAAACGGCAGTGATGCGTGGGTTGGCGACGGAACTGCTGTAACTGTTCAGGATACCGCCACAACTCCCGTTGCCGCGATTACGTTTGCAAGGGCCCAGCTTACTGCCAATGCACAGCTTATGTTTGGTTCTACCGGCGTAACACTCGGAGACGGAATCAAAGACGGTACGGGTATGACTCCCGCCAAAGGAATTGAGATTGTTGGTAACGATGCTTTCTCGGCCGGTTCTGACCTTATCGTAACAATAACCGGATTTATCGGTGACAAACCGGAATAATCCGAAACAAACAGGAGGAATACAAGTAAATGAGTGACATCAAAGTCTATAATAAAAAGATTGCCGGTTCAATTGAAACGATCGACCCGGTATACGCACAGAGCGTAGTAATGGCGGAAACCCGCATCGGGCGCGACTGGAAAACTTCTGGTCAGTCTGCATTGTGGACCCGTGCATTCGAGTCTGGAGCAACTGCACTCGGACAGTCTGGAACGGACTATTCAAAGGCCGCAATTTATGGCGGGGCAATCCATGTTCCCCAGCGATGGAGCGACGGAAAACTTGAGTCGGCATATTCCCGCGTAACGTCCGGACGGTTTGAAAAAACCGCAAAGGCCGCGATTACCGGCAATACACTCCTTCCCGATTGGGCAAACCTTTGGGACGCCATGCGCATGGATATTACCGTACGCAAAAACGCAAACCCGACCGTCCGGCAGTTCCTGTACAACATTTACAACCGACCCGACGCCGACCGTACGAACAAGCTGACCGAAATGCTGCCGTATGGTATTGTGTTTGAAAAGTACAACGGAACAGGTGACCCCGTGCGACAGGGCGACAAGGGCGAAGGTGCAACCGGAACCTTTGACGTGAAGATTTACGCCGCTGGTTTTACCTGGGACCTTTTGGCCGCACTGTTTGACCGTTCGCTTGACATGACCATGCTTGCCGACGGAGTAGCCGCCGGATACAATGCTAAGCTCGACGACCTAGCGATAAAGCCGATCATTGACTATGATTACGGAAACGCAGGAACTGCAAAGCACACCAACAAGGTAACAACCGCCGGAGCAGGACGTCAGGAACTTCTGTACGATACGCTTGAAAACGCACTTGACGACTTTGGCAAGCGCAAAGACCCTGTTACCCTGAAAGAGATTGACCCCAGCGGTTCGTATCTCCTCTGTTCCGGTAACGTCGCCCGCCACGCCGCCCGCGTCATCAACGGACTTCCTGAAAACACCAACAACAAACGGCTCGGCGCAATCAGTGAGTTTGCCGGAATTGTTGCGTATGATGGCGACGTAATCATCGGACGCGACGGAAACACCACGTATGCCGGTGTCGGAAACACTCACGCATACATCGTGAAGCCCAACCGATACATGGACATCTTCGTCAAGCGCGGTCTTACCACCGAAATTGACACACAGCCGGACGTCAAGACACTCGCACAGGAAGAGCGGGCGTACTACTTTGCGGAGGGTATGTACAATACCGAAGGTCTTGCAAACTTCATCCAGAAAATCACCCTCCCGAGTTGGTAAGGAGATAGCCGCCAATGATTGCACGGAAAACATTTAGCGTAAAAGTTGGCGGTGTTTCCTATCATGTACCCGCCGGGCGAGAAATCCCCGGTGTGGTACTTGACTACTGGAAAGCTGTCAACAGCATGATGATTGCAGAACACACACCGCCGGAAGAAGTAGCGGTTACAAGTGTACAAAAGAAAAGTAAAAAAGTTGAGCCGGTACTGTTACCGGTTGACGAAAAAGAACAGGTAACGGAAGAGAACGACGAATGAGTTTATACGACAGGGTGCGGAAAGACAGTGCGAGAATCCTCTCAAATCCGAACGGCTTTACCGCGCCCGTTGTTTTTACTACGCCAACCGGTGTCGAAATGGACCCGGTGACGTGGTTTTTTATTGACGTTAATTTAGACATAAACCCGACAACGGGACTTCCGATAATTTCGCGGAAAGTTGCCGGTTCAGTTTCGATATATGGTCCAGACGGTGAAACAAGCCAGTTTCCTTTTGGCAATCCTGCCGAAACAGCTGGGCGATGGAAAGTAAAGTTTACAAATACTGTTGGTCAAGAAAATGAATATCTTGTTACCAACCCGATATATGATCGCACAACCGGAATTATAACAATGACCGCAAAGGCGTTCACCAAGCGCGTAATCCCCGCACCGGAGCCGGTGGGATAATATGGCAGTAGCATACCCGAATTGGTACAACATACAAACCGGCATAGTAAACGCGCTTAATACGGTAGCAACAGCGGAAGCGACCATTGACACGGCACGAAACTTTGTTGTTGCGCGCGACCGGTGGAGACCGTGGATAGAGAATCAACAGAATGTTGCGCTTGTCAATGTTGTTGTCGATTCTATCAGGCCAGACGGTGGCGGTACAAGACGGTACACACAGGACCGCATAACATTCAACATTGATTGCTATGTTTTGGGAACAGCGGAAGAACAGACAGACGAAGAAACGGGCGGGGTAACACTGACACCGGCTGACGAATTTGCGGCGGCACGTCTTCACCTTCTTTTGGCCCAGGTTCGATATGCGATAACAAGAATGAGCGCGCAAGATTTTGGAATGTCTGCCGGAACGATTGATACCGACGCGTTAAAAGCGACGATACAGGCATACAATCAAGAGGGAGACGAGAGTACAGGAAGTTACGCCCCGGCGCGGATACAGTTTGAAATTGTTGCACCGTTTGAGCCGGAAGATGACGGTGCGTTTGTTGAAATAACCGACGCATGGTTTGAGTTCAATCAGGCTATTGAAGGCTGGTTCGCAAAACATAGTTACGAAACGGAAACACCGTAAGTATATAAACAGGAGGAAATAAATGGCGATATCGTTTAATTTTTTCCCGCCGTACCGCAGGGCATCAACGCGAGTTGTTGAACAGGTAGGCAGGAAGCGAACGCAAGGCGGAGCATATATCCCCGAAAAGGTTTTGATTGTCGGACAGTACGATCCGGCAAAAACAGACGTAACCAAATACAAAGCGTTCCACGGATACAATGCCGAAGACTTTGCAAACCAGTTCGGGTATGGTTCCGACATCCACCGGCAGGCAATCAAGATACTTGAACCGCTTGGCGGATTTTACGAACACATTTACGCCGTAGCGGTAGAAGACCCGGCAGCGGCTGTTGCGGCAAACGGAACGGTAACGTTTACCGATGCGGCGACAAGTTCCGGAACGTGGTACATTGACGTTGGCGGCGAGACGTATCAGGTCAATGTTGCGTCTGGTGATACTGCAAAATCGCAGGCCGCAGCATTTGCCGCAGCGATTACCGCTGACATCAACGCGCCGGTTTCCGCCGCTGTTGGCGGCTCTGGTTCGGAACACATCGTAACGGTAACCGCAAAAACAAAAGGCGTCATTGGAAACGACATCGGAATCAGGCTCAACCCGCAGGGAATCAGCCAGTCAGCAAATAACCCGTCGGGAACAACCATTACTGTTCCTGTCAGTGGCTATCTGACTTCCGGTTCTGGTGATATTGACGTTACTGACGTATTTACCAACACCGACGGTTCAGACAAACTTGGCGACACATGGTATACGTTCATTACCTGCCCGTCAACAATTGCCAACAATCTTGCAATTTATAAGGCAAAGTTGAACGCACGGTTTGAATCGGCACCGAACAGAATGCTTGCAACTGTTACCGCTTACGGTTCCAAGACCACCTATGCGCAGTATATCGAGATTCCCGAAGACACCAATTGCAAGTTTATTGCTCCGGTTTGGGATGCTCGCGTGCTACTCCCGAATAATGAGTTTGGCGCGGCA